AGCTGCTATGCCAGCGTTTCAGAAAGCTAAAGACGATGCTAGAGCTGGTCAAGTGGCTGCTGGTAAGTTTGCTCTGCAACAGACACAAGCTGATGAGAAGACTAAACTAGCATTAGCAAAAGAGAAGCGACTGGCTCTTAGTGCATTAAGCAAAGAATTTAGAACTAAAGCAGAGAATAGATTCTTAAAGAAAGAAGATCATTTAAATCAAATGGAGCAAAAAGAATTAACTGAAACAATTAAACTTAGGGCAGCAATGATAAAAGCTGGTAATAAAGCTAATGAATTAACTGGTAAAGTTTTAAAAATTAGCCCTATTGATGGACAAGGAAATCTTTCATATAGTAAATCTTTTAAAAAAGATGCGGGTGAAGGAAGTAGCGTAACTATTTTTAACAATGCTCCAGAAGATATAAGAAGATTTAAAAATGCTTTTGGAAACATAAAACAAGCTAGAAATTCGTTGTCAAACATTCAAACCCTTAACAATCAATTATTATCAACTGGTACAATCCCTGCATTTGAAATAGTTAGTGATAGTATTAAAAATGTAGGAGTTGCCCTTGGCATAAAACCTGAAACTTTATTTAAAAATCAAGTTTTATCTGATGGTAAAGGTGGTTTTACTTTGAAAAAAGGTGTGTCTAGGTCAGATTTATCTAAAACATTAAGAGATCAATTAGTAGTTCAATATAAAAGATTTTTAACACAAGAAACTGGAAATGGTATTTCTAATAAAGATGTTGAGATGGTTAATAAATTACTTGGTGAAGTTGCAGTATTAACAAATCCACAAGCCGCTAATGAAAAATTAGCCGCAATAGATGCTATTTTTCAAAAAAGTGAAGATCAAGTTGTAAACGTATTTACAGCATTTAGAGACAGAGACAGTTATATGAATGAAGCTCAATATAAAAAAGCTATGGGTGTTTTAGGTGAAGATGCAAATAATACAGAAACATATAAGTTTGGAACAACAGGCAGAGCTTTTAATGTAAGAATGGGTCAAAACGGAAGAATGATTTATAGCTTGAAGACAAAGTAAGGATTAGTTATGGCTTTAATAACAATTGAATTACCCAATGAATCTTTTGATGTTGAAATAGAAGGCGATCAGCCTAACGAAGCTGAACAAGCTGCCATTGAGAGTTTAATAAAACAAAAGACTGTAGAAGCAGATACTTCGGGTACAGAAGAAACAGTAGAAGAAGCTCCTAAATTTGACACTGGCACTGGTATAAGCAGTGGATCGTTAAGAGCTGCCTTGTCTATGGCAGAGAATAACGAAGAAGAAGACTTAATACTAGCCAAGTTTGGTATAGAAGAAGGCGAATATCTGCGTGATAATCGTGGAAGATTAGCTCTTACACCTGAAGGAGCGTTAAAAGTAGGTCAAGAAATAACTCAAAACACATTAATAGATGAAGAAGGATTTAGTAAATATGACTTTGCTGACCTTGCCAGTATAGCTCCAGAACTTATTGGTGGTGTCACTGGTGCGATCAAAGGAGCGGCGGCTGGTACTGCTATTGCACCTGGCTTCGGAACTATTTTAGGTGGAGCTTTAGGCGCTGGATTTGGATCAGGTGCGGGTCAAGGTGTTGAAGAAATCATAGAGGGTCTTGCTGGCGTTTCCAAACAATCAGCGGCTTCAATTGCCAAAGATATAGGAACAGAGGCGGCTATAGGATTTGTTGGTGATTTAACATTTGGTGTAGCAGGTGCTTTGTTTAAAACGGGTAAAGGTATGACTTATGGATTAAAAGACTTACCACCACAAGAAGCAAAAGCTGTTTATGAGTCTATGAAGTTAAGAGTTCCTGTTGTCGATGATGCTGGCGAACCATTAAAAATATTAGATGAATTAGGAAATGTTGTTAAAAATGCAGACGGCACAGATAAAATGTTGTTGGATGCACAAGGCAAACAAATTATAGGTCGTTATGAAGATGCTGGACTAACACCAGGCATAGGTTCTATGGGTGCATCAGGCATCATGTCAAGAAAAGAAAAGATTGCTGAAAAGGTTATAGGTCCAACTGAAAAACAAAGAAATAATTATAACAATATGTTAAAAAGTATTACCTATTTTAGAAATTTAACTGGTGATGCTGGAGAAACATCCGCAGAAGAAGTCGGACAAATATTATCAAAAGGTGTTCAAGAAGATAATGCTCTTTTAAAAATAGCTGCTAAAGATGCTCAAAAAGATGTTTTAGAAACATTAGATGGAATTGTTAGTACTTTCGGTAAAGCAACAACAAAAGATACTCCAATAAATGATGAGATATTTAGTATATTAAAAAAATCATCTGAATCATTTGACGTTATAAATTCAAATCTTTACGGAAAAGTAGATGATGTTTTAGAAGATGTAATAGGTGATGCAGCTTTTTTAAACACAGGAACTTTAAAAGAATTAGCTAGAAAATTAGAAGTTAAAACATCTTCTGCAGCCGTATTTGACGCTAATATTGGAGCATCCAAGTCTGCATCAAAAGCTGGTGTGGCTAAAGCTATAATTGAAAGTATTAATACTTTAGGAGAAAAAACAACTTTTTCTCAATTATACAATTTAAGAAGTGCTATAGGTGATGCTTCAAGAGTTACTGGAACAAAGAACGGTGGTAAAATATTAAGAGATGCTCAAGCCTTAATAGACGCTAAATTAACAAGTGCTAATTTTAAAAAAGAATTAGCTGATGCCTCTAATAATGAAATAACAAGAGGGTTAACGCCTCAAGCAAGAACAAGACTTGACGATGCAGCAAATAGTATAGATGAATCAAGAGCTTTCTTTGCAAAAGGAACAGATTTATTTGAACAATTTGCAGATCATATAAATGTAAAATCCTTAAACAAAACAATTATGGCTGGTAAAACTCCTGACATTGAATTTGCTAAAAAACTTATTAGAAATGACAATGCTAAACCTTTAAAAAGTGCTTTAGATGCAGTTAAAGGAATGACACAACGATCTGCTGATGATGTGTCTCAAGATGCTTTATTAGGAGTTAAAAGAGCTGAAAGATTAAGAGGCAGACTTGCAAATAGTTGGTTAAGAGAAGCAATGGATAATGCTACTGGTAAAACAGTAGGTGGATTACCAGACGATTTAGCTTTTTCTGGTATTAAATTCTCTCAAGCTATAGATGATTTAGGATCTACCGCTAAAGTTTTGTTTGGTGATCAAACAGATAAAATCATGGCATTATCAAAACAAATAAGAATGACATCTAATTCAAACATGACAGCAGAAGCTGTTAAAAGAGCAATTGACGAAGGCGCACCAAAAAGTTTATCAGACGTTTTAGAGTCATTAAATAAAGCTCAAAGAGAAGTAACACAATTTCAAAATAACTCAGCAATAAAATCATTAAACAATGAGACTATAACACCATTAGTGGCTTCTGAAACATTAGCCAAGCCTAATGCCAAAGCAGAATCTGTAGATGCTGTTATGCAATTTTTTAAAAACAGAGCTAACAGAGCTGTAGGCAAAGACCCTCAAACTATAGCTAAAGCTCAAGAAGATTTAGCAAAAATACAAAACTTTTATATGAATAACGTCTTAAAAGATTTTGGTGGTGATGCTTTCATTGACGGTTCATCTATGAAGGCTTTTGCTAAAAGTTTTAACGAAGGTGGTGCAAACGGTAAATTTCGTTCAGTCTTTGGGGAAGAAAGCGGAATGATGTTAGAAAAATTTGGTAGAGCATTAAATGTTGTATCTAAACAAGCTCAAGGTGGTGATCTTGTAGCAGCTAACATTGCATCTGCACCGTTTTCAAACATAGGAAAACTTTTAAACTTTAGTATTGTTGGTAAATTTCTTTTAAACAAACCTTATGCTAATAGATTTATGAAAAGTTACGAAAAAGCTGCTGCTGGTCAAAGTCAAGCTGGTAGAGCTAAATTATTTTTAAATATGTTTACCGAAGCAATGGCACAATTCAGCGCACAAGCACCTGGTCAATTAATGCAAGAAGCTGTAAATGAGGGTACAAAACAATTATCGGCTGTTGCTGATAGTTCTGGATTAACCTCAGAGTTACAAAATTTAAGGTCAAGTGTAGAAAAAGGCGTTAACCAAAGCCGAACAAATGTTCGCCCTAACCAAACTGGAATAAACGTACAACCAGCATCGAACAACACAGGAATTGGAGCTATAGATGTTACTGATCCAAGTACAGCGTTAGCTTTAGGACTAAGCCCATCAATGCAAGCAATAGCAAGTAGGAATCAAACAGCATGAACATAGATGAATTAAGAGAAGAAATAAAAAGAGATGAGGGTAGTGTTAATTCTGTATACCTCGATCATTTAAATTTACCGACTTGTGGTATCGGACATCTTATTACTGAATGGGATGAAGAGTATAACAAACCAGTTGGAACTACCATATCAGAAGATCGTGTTAAAGAATTGTTCGCAAAAGATATAGAGATTACTATATCAGAGTGTAAAGAATTGTTTGATAACTTTGATAATCTACCAGAAGAGGTACAAAAAATCTGTGCGAACATGATGTTTAATATGGGCAGACCTCGTTTATCCAAATTTGTTAAGTTTCGTGAAGCTATATCTAAAAGTGATTGGCTTGAATGTGCCATACAAATGGAAGATTCAAGATGGCACAAACAAGTAACCAAAAGAGCTGATCGTTTAATAAAGAGAATGGAAGACTTAGGTGTTAAGGAACAAGTCGCTTAGTTATTAAGTGTTCCTAAACCTAAACGAGTAACATTGTCATCATCTTTAAATCTATCTTTATAATCTTGATCAACCCATATAGATATTTGTTGACGTATATTACGTCTTTCATCATCACAAATACGTTTTAGTTTATGATAAGTATCAGTATCAATACCAATTGACTTGAATTTTTTTGGATCTGCCATTATAGTAACTCCCATGTATAACAATAATAAACGAATTATAACCAGAAAAGTTGGGAAACCCAACAAGTATTTTGCAAAAAAGACAGTTGCAATGGGATTAAAGTTTGATTCTAGGTGGGAAGCAGAGCGTTGGGGTCAACTTAAATCAATGGAAAGAGCTGGTGCAGTACAGCAATTAGACAGACAAATTAAATATGAATTAAATGTAAACGGTCAAAAGATATGTAATTATATTGCTGACTTTACATATTTATTAGTAGACGAAGATGGATCGTCAAGATTCATTGTTGAAGATGCTAAAGGCGTTCTTACGCCTGAGTTTAAGCTAAAGAAAAAACTTATGCTTGCCATACATAACATAGATATATTATTAACTTTCAAAAAAAAATGATAGAACAGGTATTGACTTTGTTGTAACTAGTGCTATATATAAAAGTTCTAGCTTACTAAAAGGAGGTCAATTATGACAAAAGAGCGAGACACTATGTTTCAGTCTTACTTTGAAATGGACACCAAAAATCTGTTTCAACATAGGAATGAACTTAAACAAAGATATGATACAGCTAAGAAAGAACTAGCTTTAATCAACGAGGTATTAGATGCAAAGCATTATAATGAGGCTCGTAATGAACTTGCATCACAAAATAAAAACTTTGGTACTGTTATTATTAACACTGATAGCAATCACTTACAGATGAAAGTTAATGTTAAGAAGAAAGTTTCTTGGGATCAAGCTGGTCTTATGACTACACTTGACACTCAAATGGATGCAGACGATGCAAGACACTATGGTAAGATAAGTGTTACTATAGAGGAGCGTAAGTATACTAATGCTCCACCAGCAATCAAAGCTCTTCTTGAGCCACATAGAACTGTGGAGATGGCATCAACAACCTATGAACTTGAGGAGATAGAATAATGACATTAAATATTATTACAGCCGAACAACGTATGGCTGAGAAAAAAGGTCATAAGATCGTTGTGTGTGGTCAGAGTGGAGTGGGTAAAACCACTCTTGCTCGGACTTTAGATGCAGACACTACATTGTTCATGGACTTAGAGGCGGGTGATGCGGCTATCGAAGGGTGGCCCATAGATGTAATTCGTCCTAAGACATGGGCTGAATGTCGTGACTTTGCATGTTTTTTAGGTGGAGGTAATCCATCATTAACTGACGACCAAGCCTATAGCCAAGTGCATTACGATCATGTTGTGCAAGAATATGGCGATCCTTCTGAAATGATGAAAAAGTATGATACTATATTTGTAGACAGTATAACTGTAGCAGGACGATTGTGCTTTCAGCATTGCATGGGTCAACCCGAAAATAGAACTAGGAACGGTACAATAGATACTCGTGCTGTTTATGGTATGCAAGGTCGTGAGATGATGTCATGGCTTACACATCTACAACATATTCGTGAAAAGAATGTAATTTTTGTTGGCATTCTTGATGAAAAAGTTGATGATTATGGTCGCAAACTATTTGACTTACAAATAGAGGGTGCAAAAACTGGTCGTGAACTACCAGGTATTGTGGACGAAGTTATCACAATGGCAGTTATGACAGGTGACGAGACAACAGGCACATACCGTGCTTTTGTATGTCAGACGTTAAATGAGTGGGGTTATCCAGCAAAAGATAGATCGGGCAAACTCGATGTATTGGAAGAGCCACACTTAGGTAAACTTCTGGCTAAAATGAGTGGCGGATCAAAGCAAGCAGATAAAGAGCTTACATTTGTTGATCCCGCTAAACAACCAACGTCTAGCAACGAAGGAGTAACTAATAATGCTTGACTTAAATAATATAACCCCAGATGAGGGTAACGACTTTTCTTTAATACCACATGGAACTATTGCTCGTGCAATACTTTACATCAAACCACAGATCGATGGAGTTACAATTCCAGACTTGGCTCAAGATGCTATCTTCAGACAGTCAGCTACGTCTTCTGCTAAATGGATTGAATGTGAGTTTACAATCATAGGCGGTCAGTTTGACAAGCGTAAGGTTTGGCATAACTTGTTCTTTGATGGTGACAAGAAGAATGCAAGTGGAGTGTCTATGTCCAAAGAGATAGGACTTAGAACTCTTAGGGGTCTTGTTGACAGTGCAAAAGGATTAAGTCCTGCTGACATGTCTCCAGAGGCTAATGCTTTGAGACAAATACCTAGTCTTGATGCAATCAACGGTATGGAATTTTGCATAAAGATTGCAGTTGAAAAAGGCACTAATGGTTATGAGGACAAGAATAAAATGCTTGCACCTATAACTATTAACCAAGAAGGTTACATTGGCGGTGGTAATGCACCAGCACCTGTGCAACCGACTGTGCAAGCTCAACCGCAAGTGCAACAGCCTCAAAGTGGTGTAACTCCATCTTGGGCTAATAAATAGGTTTCTACGAATATCTAGCGGCAAGACTGACCTTCGTCTGCTAGAACTCGTTTGGGTAGCACGAGTGCCGTAAAGCTACCCTTTCATCATCTAGCAATGAGGGAACTATGATACTAAGACCATACCAACAAGTAGCCGTTGATGACGCATCAAAAGCTCTTGATAAACACAAAAATACTATCGTTGTTGCTCCAACGGGAGCGGGTAAAACTATTATGTTGTCTGCATTAGTAGGCAAGAAATATAAAAAAGGCGATAGAGTATTAGTCATACAGCACAGAGATGAGCTTGTACGACAGAATGCACAGAAATTTTCTCGTGTTAATCCAAATATATCCACAAGTATAGTTGACGGATCAGAGAAAGATTGGTCTGGAGAAACCATATTTAGTATGGTGCAGACACTTTCAAGACCGAACAATTTGGATAACATGAAGCCTGTTGACATGGTTGTGATTGATGAAAGTCACCATGCAATAGCAGATACATATCAAAGAATTATTAACAGGGTCAAAGAAGCGAACAATTCTGTAGAGATAGTTGGCTT